GTTATATAGTGTCTAGCTGCCTGTGGTGTCTGCTCAAATTCTAGGAGCACCACAAGTCTACAAGCGAGAGGTTTCTCAAACTTATAGGTATGGTTAATCTTGTCGTAAAGACGGTCACCCCTCATTGCAACATCAACAGCTGTATCTTCTGCATCAATCTCAATACAGTTAGCTGGAATAAGTATTTCCATAGCAGGGAAGGTGGGTGTCATTACAAAGTGTATTTCCGTATTAAAGTGCCAGCCATGTTCCTGTACGGAAACAGCTGTCTCATCTAGTATTTGCTTGGCGATATTGGCATCAGCAAAACCTGAGATAGAAGCAATGGAGTTAATTGGGGATTCACCAATCGTACTCAACATAATATTTATAGCATCAAGCTCAGTAGTTTTTGTGAGCATATATACACCTCAATTATTAAAAAAAAGGGAGACCCTAATTAAAGAGTCCCCCTATGTATTACTATTTATTACTAGGCTGTTTTCAGTTCTACAGAAGCAGCTGGTCGTAAAATTCCGTGACCTACTGCATACTTAGCAACCATCAATGTACCTTGACGGCGAAGGTCGTACTCTGACTCCATCGCTAAGTCCATTAATTTCACTGTACCTACAGCTTCTTTGTGAGTCACTACACCCACAGTAGTACCAGCAACAATAGCGTACTTATCACTTGTACCAGCACCGACAGTGCCTGTAGCAACAGTTGTGCCGAATGGTGCATGGTTAGTTTTAATTACATTAATGCCAGCAATGCGAAGTACGTTAGCACCTGCATAATCACCTTCACCACCCCAGAAGCGGTTCATAATTTTAGTATTCTGAGCAAGCAAGTAGTAAGCTGATGGGTTCAGGAATACACAGCGATCATCTTCAGGAATGAACTTCTCATCCATCTTCTGAGCAGCTGCAAATAGTGCTGCAATCAATGCTTCACCAGTTGTATCTGACAACAGTGTTGCTGATGTAACAGAGCCACCACCAGATTCACCAGTTACAGGAGAGCCGCCACGAGAGGCTAAGACAGCCAACTGTAGTTTATGCTTATCCATCTGATATGCTAAGGCACGACCAATTTGCTCTGAATAAGGAGCACGAGCATCATAATGATTCATTGCCTCATCAATGTTAGACAAGAATGCGTGGCTGATTAACAAGTCATCAATAGTGATAATTTGCTCATTAGCAGGTACATTTAAACCATTAATTTCTGTACCTGCAACATGGTACTCAGCAGCAATACGGCCAATAATAGGGAAGGTAGCAGATTTACCATTAGCGATTGAACGCTCTTGGAATTTACCTTCAGTTACAGTTGTTTCTTTAAATGCAGTTAATACTTCACCAGCGAAGACCTTAAGAAATAAAGCCTTTTTATCACCAGCTGTGTTTACCTGACCTAAGTTTGATACGTTAGCGTTAGCCATTTGTTTACTACCTTGTGTTAGTTTAAGAAAGTTTGAGCAACCTTCCAGAACTGGACACACATGCACGAGATTGTCTTCCGCAGAAGGTCAGGGTCGTGTTATCTATTCTTGAAATTTGCATTACCACCGCAAAGAATGCAGTGTGGTATTTTCTAAACATAAACAGAGGTAGCCTCCCCAGAATTAACTAGGGAGGACTTGGGATTACTATTTGCTACCTGCACCTTTAAGACCAAGATACAGTCGTTCACCAAAGATGAAGCTGAAGGGTGTACCAACTAAGGTAAATCCTATCTCAACAACACTTTCGGCTTGAGTCGTAATACCTAAATATAGAACTATTGAGCCAATCAGAATAATTAGACCTGCTGCAACATATCGGAAGGCACCACGTAGGTTAATAACCCACTGAGCAGGAACACCATAAGGATTATCTAAAAGAGATAAAGCTTTAAGTTTCTCTACATCAGCATTCTGTAGTTTGATCTGGTCATCTACAGACATTCCAAAGTATTTGCGACCAAGAGCCGCACCAGAACCTTTGATAAAATCTAGGAGAGCTGGCATTACTGCACTTGCTAATAAAGTTGTAAACATTAGGTTCCTTTAGAATACGTTGGAACGAGCCAGCTTTCCTTGAATCTTATTGCGATATGCTGGGTCATTTTTATAACGTGGGTCTCGCATAGCTGCTGTGAGCTGTGCTGTGGATTCAAATACTTCATCACCACCACCAGAACCTTTTCCACCACCAACCATTCGCTGTGGGTCACTGCCATTCTCTTTAGAATATCTAGAAGATAGTCCAAGGACTGCCAGTTTTGCTTGGTCAATGCTGCCAGAATTTACTGCTGTGTTATATGCCTCGACCTCAGAAGCACTCAAGCTTCCTTTAGCCCACTGCATTAACTCAGAGTATTTATCATCACCTCCAATTTCACTCTTAAGATTAGTTTCAAATTGAGTTGCACGAGCCTTCTGACCTTCAATAAACTGGTCAACCAAGTTGCGGTCATAACCAGCTTTATCTAAACGATCATAGCTGTCTGTAGATAACTCACCCTTGTTTGAAAACTCATTAGAGAATTCAGATAGGTCTAAACCTTTACTTGCTAAAGCTTCCTTAGCATCATCGGTTGAAGCCTCAGGTGTATCCTCAGGTGTCTCACCTTTTGGTGCAGGAGGTTTACCAATCTTAGACTCTAGCTCACCATAGGCTTTCGCCATATCTTCTACAGTCTTGAACTTCTCTGGTAACCACGATGGTCGTTCTGCTTCTGTTTCTTCAGGTGCATCTTCTTCTGGAGTGTCATAATTTTCAGTTTTAATCTCAGCACTTTTATCTACTAAGTCCATCATCTTTTGGTCATGACCTTCAGGTGCTTCATTTGTCGGAGCACTTTTTACTACAATAGTATCTGTCAATTTATATCCTTAGTAATCCGTAAGGATGCAACCATTCGCATAGACACGAATTAGGGTGGCATTAGGGTCAGCAGTAAATTTAACTTTCTCTGCACCTTCCCCAAAGTATTTAACTTCCTGTTTTGTTTTCTCTACTGGTGTATTACTGCCCAGCTTGGTTGGGTTGGCTGCTGCCATCTTGTGGTTGTCCTTGTGGTTGTTGAGCTTGCTGATTAGCCATATCTTGCTTCATTAGTTGACCTGCCTGTGTAATAGCTGGGTTCATCCCTTGTTGCATCATGGCTTGCTGTTGAGCTTGCTGTTGTTCCTGTTGTAGTTCTTCCGCTGTCTTCACGAGTCCCTTCATATCAATACCTAAAGAAGTACCTAAACGCTTAATGGCATCTTCTTTATTAATCTCAGGAGGGAGCTGTGCTATCAGAGCAGCACCTTCAAAGAACTGTTGGAGTTTGGTCATATCATTGCCACGACCTAATGCTTCCATACCTGTCACAATGACTGGTTTAACAGTACCCTTAGGAAGTACAGGGAGCTTCTTCTTGCGTTCCATAGCGAACATTATGCGTTGTACTAAGGGAAGCTGGAACTCAATGGAAAGGATAGAGTAGATACCACCTAAGGCACTCTCTAGCTCACCTGCCATATATCTAATTTCTTCAGCTGTTACTCGGTCACCACTACGTTGAATGGCTGAGTTAAGCAAGAATGCATAGGCTAGTCGTTCATTAATTGTGTTAATGGTTTCTAAAGCTACTCGGAAGTCGTTGTACTTATTAAGTTGTAGCACAGAGATGTCTTGTTCTACACCCTCTACTACTGCACCATTATCTGCTTCAGCTAATGTTTGCTGACTCGTAGTACCATTAGGATTAACTAGGAATAGAACCTTAGCAGCTGCCGCTGAACCCTCTACAATAGCCTGTGATAAACCTTCTAAGGACTTAATGTCACCTAAGTATTCTTCTACATAACCACGACCATAGTTCTCACCATCAATCTTAGTAAAACGTACTGGAATCCAAGGTGTCTTATCTTTAGGGTATGTACCTACTGAACCTTGAATGACCATACCTTTTACTTCTTGGTATGTTTCCCACTTACCTTCTTCTAAATAGGTACGTGTATAGACATCGACATTAGCATTGGAGCCCGTGTTCTCATACTTGTCTGAACCCTTCTCATACCCAAGCATTTCTCGGACATCTTCAGGTAAAGAACTAAGTGCTGAAGTTTCTTTGACTACAATATCTAAGACTTTACCCATAGGGTCACGCTGAACTACAAAGCGTTCTAAAGGAAATACTCGCATACCCCCACCATCAGGTAGATAACACAGGACATTGCCTGAGACTACTAAATGTTTAATAGCTTCAAAGGCTGATACACGTATAGCACCAGATTCAACTTCAGACTGAACTGCACGTTCAATCTTGTTTAAACCTTCTTCTACATCTGCTCTCATACCTTCTTGCTTAGTAAGCTCTTCTAGTGTGAAGTCATCAATCTGTAAGCGAAAGAAAGGAGCGTTAGGTGGGAAGAGAGCTAGTAGTAATTTAGATGAAAGGTTATTAACACCTCGTGCTCCTACTCCCTGAAAAGGTGTGTAGTAACGTGTACCACTGGAATGACCTGCTGGAGGAATTAAGGTTGGGATTGTATATCTTGAACAGTCCCTAGCTCTCATCAAAAAGGATTCCCTATCTGACATTAGCTTCTCATATATAGCAGAAGCAGAACCTTCGCCCTGTTCTTTATCTTCTTTGTTCTTCTCTTCTTTCATGGCGACCCTTCTTTATAGTGGTATGTTAAGACCACTTCCATTACTGCTTCCAGCGAAGCCAGTTGTGCGGTCAATCCGTAGTGCGTTTCTTCCTGTCTGACCTGTTTTTCCATTCTGTGGATTAACTTGTGCTAACTGTAATGGTGATACAGGAGCTGGAGGTGCTGGAGGTGCTGCTGGTGGTGGTGCTGGTTGTTGTTGCTGAGGTTTTGAACCAAGTCCACACATAGTTAATTCTCCAATATGTTTGTTTGTTGTAAGGTAAATTGAGCACGTAAGAATCGAATAACTTTTACTGCTCCATAAGACTCCTTTGAACAAACATCAGGGTCAGGAACTCGGTCTGGAAATCTCTTCTCTAGCTCTTCAAGTAATTCTTTTGGAACTGGTGGGAAGTGTCTGAAATTCTTCATATAGTTCTCCTAATGAGCAACCTCTAAAGAGGGAGGGATTAGCCTCCCACCTTAGGATTTATTTAATTGGACATGCACCACTTGCACATTCTTGGGTATCCATCTCATCCATACTGTTTGCCTTGTCCATCTCTAAGGGAACAATGCGAGATACATACTCGTCATAAGCTTCTTTAGTGACTACCTCTTGTGGGAGATAGAGATAACCTAGGTCTGCTGCTGTCTTGGTTGGGTCTGCTCGGAATAAGAAGGACACACCTACATAAATATCCCAATTATCTAGGAGCCATTCCTCGATTGCTGGTACTTCATCTACTGAGTAGGAGATCGTTGCAGATACATTTTGTTGACACCAAGAAGTCATTAGAATCTTGTAGCGTTCTAGCTGACTTAAAGCTGTCTCAAGGTTAACTTCCATGACAGTTTCTTTACCATTGATAACCTTAGTTACTTTGTCAAAAGGTACGTCATCCCATTTAACTGGGAAGGTAATTAAGACTGAGGTAGAGTCTGTCGGACTATCAATCACACGATAGCCAGAGGCTCTACATAGGGGAACCAAAGGGTCATGCTTAGAGAAGTTAACATTGTTGAAGATGTACTTACCTAAGGGTTTATGAAGACCTTCTGTGGTATCCATAATCTTACTTAGGGTGCCACTA